AAAAGTAAAACCCGCAATGCACTGTGTTATCAATGCATTGCGGGTTTCTGGCGGAGAAGGAGGGATTTGAACCCTCGCTGCGCTCATCACGCACTACTCCCTTAGCAGGGGTAGAATAATCATTGATATTACTGGATATTCTGCTCGATAGTGGGTAGTGAGGGGGAAATAGGATTTTTTATTTTACGGTTTATTTCTTTCAGCAGCTCTGACATATCCTTATGAATATACCTCTCGGTAGTGCTGAAACGCGTGTGTCGCATGATCTCCTGTATGATGGTTGGAGATATACCGGCCTCGTCGAGAGACGTCGCGGCGCTGTGCCGGCAGCTGTACGGTCTGAGCTCTGGGTTAAGGCCCATAAGCTTAATATAATCGTTAAAAACAGCGTAGAAGTCATCACGCTTATAAGGCCACAACTTGTCTTTAACTGCATCGCTCAATTGAATAAGCACCGGAACGATAATGTCCGGGAAAAGAATAGGCGTCTCTTTGCGCTTTTTTGTCTTCAGACCGCAGCCGATAATCTGCTGGGTGTCCCAGTCAATCATATTCTTTTTTGCTTTCAGCAGCTCGCCCGGCATCATGCCTGTATGAATCATCAGCAGCAGGTAGCCAGGGAAAAGGCTGCCTGAGCTTAAATCCTTCCAGAGGCGAACCTGGTCGTTTTTCGAAAACGGAACAGTTTCCTTTTCTTCAAGTTCGGGCAGCTCAATGAACTTGGCAAGGTTCGTCCGGACATTGCCTTGGGCGACGGCACGTTCGTATAAATGCGACAGCAGCTGTTTGACGTCCTTTGCAGTATAATACGATTCGGTATGTTCGTCTACACATGTCTGCAGGTCCTCAATAGTCAGGGCGGAAATGTCGATATAGGCTATATCCTCAAATTTCTTTGATGCGATGCGGTAGGCGCACTGTTTCGATTTTGAGAGCTTCAGCATGGCGCTGCTGCTCCAAGCGTCATACAAATTAGACAGCGTGGGTGCTTTTTTGCCTGGCTCGCGCTTCAATGTGGCGATATAATCAAGTGCGTCTTTTTTTGTGCGGAAGCCGCCTTTCCTCCGCCTGATGCGTGCGCGCTGTCCGTCTTTATCTTTTTTATACCCAAGGGTAATTTCAGCCGTCCACGTCTCGCCGCGTTTGTATGCCGAGCCCTGCCCGTTGCCCCGGAGCTTTTGATGCTGCTCGCGGATTTGCTTGCGGCCGCACTTTAGGCAGTAGACCGCTTTATCAGGCAGCTCGACGCCGCATTTCTTGTTTATACAATTCAAGCGGCGTCACCTCCTGCGTGTCCAAATTGGACACGATTATTTTAAAATTGGTTTGTTGTGTAAATAATTAGTTGCAACTGTCATAATAGGTAAATAAAGCGAAAATAAGGGTAAATTAGTGCAATAACAAGAAAATAGAACAAAAATTACCAGTACGATTTGTTAACTTTCAGTCTATACAAATAGATGTTGAGCATAATATAATAGTGGTGCAGATGAAAGTCTGTGGTTAAATTAAATTTAACGTATCACCTACCACCACCACAAAGAGGAGAACCCTTGCCTTAAGTAGGGAGCTAAAAAAGAGGAAAACCCTTGCCTTAAGTAGGGAGCTAAAAAAGAGGAAAACCCTTGCCTTGAGTAGGGAGCTGAAAAGAAGCGGGGCGACGAAAGTTGCCCTGTTTCTTATTAGGGGAGTTTTGTGTGGATAATCTAAGAATTTGCAAAGTGAAAAACGGTTACGTGAAATATCTTAATTCAATTGATAGCAGGGTTCTGCATAACAAAGATCGGCGGCCATATGTAGGTATAGTTCTTACTATCGGCACTCATCAGTACTTCGTTCCAATGGAATCACCAAAGCCTAACCATCAAAACGTGAAAAGCAATGTTCATATTATGTGGATCGAAGGCGGAAAATATGGACTTCTCGGCTTCAATAATATGATACCCGCAAAGCCACATCACTTAGTAGAATTCGATATTGAAAAGGAAACTGATACTACATACAAGGAATTGCTGAGAAACCAATTAGCTTTTTTGCGAGCCCACAAAACGGATATATGCGAACATGCTCAAAAAACATACGATAAAGTTACAGTTGAAAAGGTCCCATTCTTCATTAAAATTTGCTGCGACTTTAATCTGCTTGAGCAGGAGTATACAAAATATTACGTTAAAACGACAATGAATTCTTGAGCCACATCCCAAGCATCAGCGCCTCTTTTAATGGGGGCGCTTTTTTGTGTCCAAATTGGACACGGTTATGCGGGCAATACTTGGAACATAGTAAGCGAATCGTCTATCATGTAGGAATAGCTGTAAAGTGCGCTTGAAGCTATATTTACAGGGTCGGGAGAATCGGAGGTCATATTTAGCGTCGCTATAATGCTTTCAGCCCCGTCTTTTTCCATTTGATAAATCGACGCAAAACAGGTCACTCCATACCATACCATATCCGAATAACCAATTTTACTTTTGTCAGCAGTAATGAATATTTGAGTCAAATTCTTAGATGCAGCGTCTTCGGAAAGAATTAATAAAAATCCCGGTGCCATTTCGTAGGCATATGCATTTATCCCGGCTTCGTCGCTTTCCGGCGTATTGGGCGTTACCGAAGATATTGTCGTATAATTTTGATTTTTCAAATAAGTGTCTACAGCTGTTATGTACGCTTCTTTTGAAAAGCCTAAAGTAGGTACTGCACTAGCTGCTGGGGTAGGTGTCGGTGTTGCAGTCGCCGTCGGGGTCGGTATAGGTGAGGGCGAGGCCGCGGGGGGTGGGGTAGCGCACGCGGAGAGAAGAATCAGCAGCATAAGTGCAAATGACCACAATTTTTTCATTTCAATACCCCTTGTTATTGTTTATTATGCCAAATAGTGCTAATATATAAAAGCGCAAATATAGAGAGGCCTCAATGGAGGGAAAGGTATGAGCCCCGCGGAAAACTTCAAACTGGCCGAGAAAATCTCGGTGCTCCCGGATAAGTCGTGTATTACTTCTTATCTGCGTTATCTCCTTGCCCAGCAGGCCCCGTTTTCTTTGCGTTTTGCCTCTCAGTCTCGAACCGAATATACTCCTTCGCTCGCTCCAGATTCTCCGGATCAAGCTGATTCAATAGCAACATAGCCTCAAAGGTCTGGCTGTCGACATTCGCCATCAGTGCCTTAAACCGCTCATCGTCGTTTGACATGGGCGGCTTTTTATTTTCGCCCAGAAGGTCGCTTGTCGTGATGCCGAAATAGTCAGCAAGCATTTGCACCTTTGCTACAGACGGAACCTGTCCCTTTGCTAGTTTTGTAATAAAATCTTTGCCGGCGCCGCTTTCTGCACAGGCATTGGTAGGCTTCAGCCCTTTTTGCTTACAAATTCTACGAATATTTTCAATTAAAAATGCTGAATCCAAAGACATCACCTGCCATTATTACTAAATTCTTTTTTATATTGTAAGAGGATAGGCAATATTGCTAAATATAGCCAATAAGCTAAATAAGCAATTGACAATAGCCAATTGGGGATTTATAGTATAGCTACAAGAGATTTTATCCAGGTAATTTACGCAATGTCTGTCGTAGTGTGTACTATCCGTTAAATATTGCCACAGGCTATAAAACAAGATGCAACTTTAAAATCTTTTATTATACTAACAATACTTACTTAGCAAAATATTACCACAAGCTATAAATATAATCAAGAATCGAGGTGAAATAATTGAAAAACCTTAGAGCCAGACGGCTGGCGGCGCATATGACGCAGGCTGAACTAGCCGAGAAGCTCAACGTATCGCAGGGCGTAGTCGCCGACTGGGAGGCAGGGAGAAAATACCCCACCGCAGACAAGCTTCCTGCGCTGGCGAAGACGCTACGCTGCAAAATCGATGACCTGTACGACGAAACCGAAGTAAAGGAGGCTGTGTAACATGTCCAAGGTAACAAATAAAGTACTCCCAAGGCTAACGCTCGTGACTGCCGAAACTCTGTGCCGTCGGGAAGTTGGTTCATCAAAGGGACTGAAGCGCGAAGAGGGCACGCCGGCAACAATCTACATTTACCGGATGCAGCTTGGAACTCTCTGCGTGACAATCGATAACGGCTGGTACGCTCTCAACGGCCTATTCCGGATGACAGTCGACTCTGGATACAGCCAGAGTATAACGAGATACTTTAATCCAAATACGCTTGAAGAGGATTTTGCGTTTCTGGATGCGGAGCGGGAGAGAGCGCGCCGGGAGGAACTTCGGGATTACGTTGGCGCAATCGGGCTTGAGGGCTGCAAAAAGGTTCTTGGACTGGTTGCTGATTGAAAGGAGGCTGTGTAATGTTTGTAATTAAAAGAACGGTTACATACGCGAATGGGACGACATATAGTAATTTCTTCGTCAACAGTTCATTCCTCGGCGAAGAGTTTTCATCTAAACTCGCGGATGCCCGCAAATTCCCGTCAAGGCGTGAAGCTGAAACGGCAATGTGTTCGCTCAGCACCGCACGAAGAAAGGCCGCGAAGCTGGTCGTGCTGTCGTTAGCCGCATGAGGGAGGTTGAGTATGTCTAAAATGTCTGATTATTGCCGAGAGATCGAGAGTCTGACCGTGCAAACAGGGCTTTCTATGACGTACATTCTCGAACGTCTCGATGCAAATGAAAACGAGCTCGCCGAGATCTGCATGGTCACAGGAATTCCATATAACTACGTCTGCCGAAAGTTTGTGACCAGTGGTTTCGATACTACGGCTGTGCAGCCCCAGCTTATTAAATCGGATTATTCAGCAAATAGCAGGACGGCCATGATGGGAACCCTTGCAGACAGATTCGTCCGGGGCGAAATGTCCAGGGATGAGTATTTTTCTCGGCTGGGAGAACTAAAAGAGGGGAGGGCGGGATGATGACTATCGGCGACGTTGAAATTATTGACAAGATCATGCTCACCTGTGCCGACGTTGCGCCGCTGCTTGGCTTTGATGCGAACAGCATCAGGCTCCAGGCCCGCGAGGACCCGTCGCTGCTCGGCTTTCCTGTGGTAGTCGCCGGTACCCGCGTCCAGATTCCAAAGGAAGGCTTTTTGCACTTCATGAGGTACGGCCGCACCGTGATTATCCAACAGGCCGACGAGCTGCGGTTTGAGGGGAGGGGAGCGTAATGCCAGCGAAGAAAAAGGCGAAACCCAAGCCCGATGTTTGGATTATCAAATGCGACGGACTGCGTATCGACGAGGCGCCGACGAAAGCGCAGGCAGTAAGTAAGAAAGATAAGTGGGAGAAGCTTTATCCTCCGCAGTTTAAATTCGAAGTCGCGCTGCTAAGGCTGTGACCCGCCTATTTTACCACCGTCTGCAACTATTTTACCCGAAAAGAGGGATAAATCCATGATGCAAAACAGCAAGAATATTTATCAGGCCAGCCGAATGGCAGCAGGTTATACCCAAGAACGCGCCGCCGAGCTACTTTCGACATCTGTAAGAAGCCTGGCTGCTTTTGAGACCGAAGAACGCATTCCGGACGCTGAAATGGTCGTCAGGATGGTCGACGTATACGGGACCCAGTTCCTTGCGTATCAGCATCTGCGCGCAACTATGGAAATCGCAAAGGACTTTCTGCCGGAAGTGAACCAGACGAACCTTCCGATTGCGGTGCTGCGTCTGCAGAAGGAACTGAATGACGTGATCCGGCTGCGCGATGAGATAACGGAAATTGCCTGCGATGGCAAAGTGTCTGATATTGAAAGAATGCGCTGGGATGCGATAAAGAGCGAGCTCATCGAGCTTTGTCAGGCAATCTTTGAAATCGACTTCGCTAAGGAGGACGGCTGATGAAACAGACAAGACGAAAAAAGAGCCGCAACCACTGCAATGGCTACGACTCCGAGACACGCAAACGCGCATCTTATGACCCTTTTAGTGTACACCATATCCGCTTGAAAATCAAGGGGGTGGTGTGTGTTGAGCGATGAAAAATTGATTCCAAACGCAAGTACTCCCGCCTATTACGCGATTATCCCCGCTGTCGTGAGATACGACAGTGTTTTGCGCCCCAACGCTAAGCTACTTTACGGAGAAATTTCCGCCCTGGCGTCTGCCGGCGGTTACTGCTACGCTACCAACCGATATTTTGCCGAACTGTACGGGTTCAACATCAAAACGGTTGGCGCACTGATTCAGAGCCTAGCAAAAGCGGGATACATATATGTCGAGGTTATTCGGGGCCCAAATGGAGCTGTAGACATGCGAAAAATATGGCTCACAGCTCACACGGCAATGCTTTGCCCCCCTCCCCATCAAAAAACGGATACCCCCCCTTCAAATAATGGGGAGCCTCCCCATCAAAAAACGGAGAAGAATAATACAAGTATTAATAATAATACCCCTATAGCCCCCAAGATAGCTCCGAAGGTCATTACGGATATGCTGACAGAGTATGCATCCGGCAATGCCAAGCTGCTCGAAGCGCTGTTTAATTTTGCAGAGATGCGTGCGAAGATACGAGCACCGATCTCAACAGGGGCGACAGTGACGCTGCTTCTCAATAAGCTGGATAAGCTCTCCGGCGGTTCCGACGCTGTACGGATATCTATGCTAAACGAGGCGACGGAGAAAAACTGGAAGTCTGTGTATGCGCCCAAGGATGGCATCGCCTCTAAGAAAGTCGTAGAAAGCGAGGATGTACCTTCATGGTGAATCTATTACAGAGGACAGCTGTAGATGAGCGGCACGTCGAAGCGGAAATGAGCGTTATCGGCAGCATGCTCATCGACAACGAAGTTATTGGAATTGTAATGTCAGAGGTGACTGAGAACGAATTCAGCAACACTTACAAGACAGTATTTATGGCAATCCGAGAACTGTTCAACGAGAATGTTCCCGTTGATCCAGTGATAGTAAATCACAAATTGGGTGATTGCTATGGGCAGTTCCTTCTGGAGCTAATGCAGGTAACGCCTACGGCAGCTAATATAAAGCCTTATCTTAGAATTCTCAAAGAGCAGTCCTTGCTCCGAAAAGCGAATGACATAGGTGCTGAGCTTGCGGACGCGAGAGATGCCGAAGAGGTACGGGAACTGATAGACAAAGCAGGTAGACTGTTTTCAGAGCGTCCCGGCCGCAAGATTATTAATTCAGCGGAATTGCTTACACTTTTTTATGACAATCAATTTACGAAAGCGGAGTATTTGACATGGGGCTTAGCAAAGCTCGATGAAAATATTTACGCTGAACCCGGTGATTTTATCGTCATAGGCGGACGCCCGAGCGTTGGCAAAACGGCACTTGCGATTGAGTTTGCACTCCATCAGGCAAAAACAAAAAAGGTAGGTTTTTTTAGTTTAGAAACTGGACCGCTTAAATTTGCGGATCGAATGGTGAGCCATGACTTCCGGTTGAATCTGCGTAATATTAAACGACACAATCTTAGCAAGGCAGAGCTCGACAGGGTGCTAACTAATTCTGAAGCGTTCTGCAAGCGGAATATTGAGTTCATCCATGCCAGCGGTATGACAGCAGCTGAAATACAGTCCATAGCACTGGCGCGAAAATACGACATCATATACGTCGACTATCTGCAAATAGTAAACTCCGGGTTGCCAAAGGCACTCGCAACTGAACAGGTTAGAAATATCAGCCTTGGGTTGCATACACTTTCGCAGAGCAACGGTATTACGGTTGTTTCGCTTGCACAATTAAAGCGACCGCAGACAAAGGAAGATGCGGAAAGAGCGCCTGTAATGGGTGACCTTAAGGAATCGGGGCAGATTGAGCAGGACGCTGATATTATCATGTTCCTTTACCTGAAGAATCCGGGTCAAAAAAACGGTCCACGCTGCCTTAAGGTTGCGAAAAACAAAGAAGGCGAGCTTGGCTCGTTTACGCTTGAATTTGAAGGGCAGTTCCAGACCTTCGGCATGAATGACACTGTATTCGAAGAAACTGACGATGAAGATGATCCGCCCGAGCAATTTCATATGGAAGCAGTAGAAGAAGGCGAAAAAGACGAGAGTCGCCCCAAGCGCTTTGTCTCGAGAGACGAAATGTTCAGAGGTAAAAAGAAATGAAAGTAGGCGACAAAGTACCGTCCATAACCATGACAGGGAGTGGCCCCAAGGGGAAACCGGAAACTGTTTGCGGTATCTGCAGCTACATACATCCCGAGCGCAGATACTACACCCTAGAATTTGATCTCCCTGGTGGTAAGATTCGCGAAAACTATCATTTCACGTACAGAAGAGGAGAGAGCAATGAAAACAATATCAATCGTAAACCTGAAGGGCGGCGTCGGCAAAACCGTCACGACCGTTAATATGGCGGCAATCCTTGCCAATCGATATAATAAGAAGGTCCTCGTCATTGATGCGGATCCTCAGGCTAATACAACGAGGTTCTATGGGCTTGCGGGGAAAGGGTGCAACTCTTTGGCGAGCATACTCTCTGGAACAATGGACTATTACCCTGACGCTGTCTATGGGACGAACAACAACAACATTTCCTGCGTTCCAGCCGATATCAACCTGATTGAGGCTGATATCGCCAGTGTTACAACTAATGACGGGAGTATAAAAAGGCTGTCAGATTTTCTGAGCGTAATAGTATGTGACAACGAGTTTGAAGAGGAAAACGGCGGATTGCCGTATGAATACGTTCTGATCGACTGTCCGCCCAGCTTCACGGCTGCCAGCATCGCGGCGATCGCGGCGAGCGATGAGGTTTTAATCCCAATCAAAATTGATGCTTTTGCCATTGACGGTATGCGCGAGCTGCTCAAACAAATCGACGGCGTCCGTCAAATTCGTCCGCAAATAAAGGTGGCCGGCGTGCTTGTGACCATGTGGCATAATTGCGCGGCTGTTACCCAGGGCGAGGCGTTGTTACGTCAGTCCGGGCTTCCGGTTTTTGAAACGCATATCCGTCGCAGTGATAAGGTTGACGAGAGCACATTCGCCCGGCAGGCGCTCGATACATACAGTCCGCATTGCGCGGCAGCTAGGGATTACGGCGACTTCGTTTCCGAGTACCTCATGGAGGTGCTGTAATGGCGGAAAAGAAAAAGACGTTCAGTATCTCAGAGTATATGACGCCGGAAGATGTGTCCAATTCGGACACGCAGGCGCCGACGATTGAACTCATCGACATTGATGCCATCGAGAGCAACGAAGCGAATTTCTATGAGCTATCGAACCTTAAGCCTCTCGCAGACTCAATTCTGATGGACGGTCTGCAGCAGCCTCTTGTCGTGATTACCTCGCCGGACGACCCCGCGAAGGTCAGGCTGCTGTCCGGGCACCGGCGCCGTGCCGCAATTCAGATGCTTGTTGACGACGCGGAAAACCCTCATCCTGAGCTTAGACTTATTCCTTGCATCCGAAAATCGTATACCAGCACTGCAATGGCAGAGCTGCAGCTGATTCTTGCAAACAGCACCGCTCGCGAACTAACTTCGGCGGAAAAAATGAAACAGGCCGAAAAGATAGAAGCTCTTTTGTATCAATTGAAAGAGGAAGGTTACTCCTTCCCCGGAAGAATGCGCGATCAGGTCGCAGCGGCATGCAACGCCTCAACCTCAAAGCTCGCAAGGCTTGCTGTTATCCGTAAAGGTTTAATTCCTAGCTTCATGAAAGCATTCGAAAAAGGGAGCCTTAATGAGTCTGCAGCTTATGAGATTGCACGCCTCTATCCTGATTATCAAGCAAAGCTTCTTATAGCCGTAAAAAGTCCCGACAGTTTAATAGGCTATCAGATTCCAGATTACGAAAAAAGACTTAGTATTTACTTCGGACCCAGGCTTAAATGTGAAAAAGTGCGCGAGCCAAAAACTGGCGGGCCTACGTATTGCACACATGGCGAAAAAATGTGGGAAGTATCAAGATCCAAGAGCCTCTATAACATGTGTTCCGGATGCTGCGCAAATTGCTGTAGTAAGCAGTCGTGTAAAAACGTATGCCCGGTTATCGTACCCGATATGGAAAAAACAAAAGCTGAGCGAGAAGAACGTGAACACGAAGACAAAGCTAGGATAACACAGCAGAAAACTGAAGCTGAAAATTATGTGAATTTATTTTGGTCCCGGGCAAAAGCTGCGCGTGAAGCGTCAGGACTTTCGGCAGAGGACGCCTTTATTAAAATTAACAGCGCATGCAGAGCCCATAATTGCTGGTGGTACTTGGACGACGATAAGGAGTTAATTGAACAAGAAAACGGAGCACCGGCAGATCCCGAAGACGATGATTATTGTCGAGATGATGATTCGCCTAATGATTTCGATGTTGTTCTCGCCTTCGCCGATACATACGGCTGCAGTATTGATTATCTTGTGGGCCGTGCTGATGATACCGCGATGGGCGTTGCAAAATTGACGTGGAGTTCTATTGGTTATGACCCTCCGGCAGAAGGGCAAGACATAATTATCCTTTACTCCTCCGGTGAGCTTGCCCCGGTACAATATGATTCAAAAAAATTCGACGGAAATGTAGTAGGTTGGATCCCATTCCCGGAGGTTCCCAATGGCGTTTAACCGAAGCAATAGCCCATATGACTGTCCGACAGACTGTCCCGATTGGAGTCCGATATGCCACACAAGCGAGTCAAGCTGCAATACTTACGCCGCAGCTCGCGCTCGCGCAGCAGCTGACAAAACCGCAGCACGTCTGCGCAGAGCCTCGGACAATGCGTCAACAGTTCTGATTGAGAGCCGCCAGCGCCAAAAGCGAAGATTGTAATACTTAACCGAAACGGGTGATGATATGCGCGCAGCGCTCACTGCTGAAGAAAAACTGGAAACATTAACTGAGTGCCGCAAATGCGACTTTCTCGGCGAAAGCGGCTGCCAGTATGAAAACCTTATGGGACGGCCTCTCCCGTGTAAGTCCGGTCGCGCTTGTCACTTTAACCCACGGCAGCCTGCCCGGGACAGAAACGGTGATCCAATTGAAATTATTAAAAAGGAGATAAAAATAATGCCGGCAAGAATCGAAATAGATGAAACAAAAGCGCTTGACCTTTATAACCAGGGCAAAGGCGACTCGAATATAGCTGCTTCCCTTGGCGTCAGTTACTCAACTATTGTGCGCTGGCGGGCCGCTCACTGTCTGCCAAGCCATAGCGGTAAGGTCCCTGCGGCGCGGCAGAGCAAAAATAGCGTGTCAAAAAAACCAATAGAAGCCATTCCAAAGCAATCTGCAGCAGCTGCTCCCCTTGATAATATCCCGGACTTGTCACCTGCCTGTCCGTCCGCTTCTCCGCAGGGCCTAATGGAAACTCTTACAAAGCTGTTTCAGGACCATCCCTGCGCAGATGTTTGTATTGATGGGCTTCCTATAAAGTCAATAACGGTGCTTTCGGAATATGACCTTCTCGGAAACCAGAGGGCGCCTCACATAAACCTTCTGTCGGAATGAGGCCTGCAGAATGAAAGCTATTACATTGTGGCAGCCGTGGGCCTCGCTCATCGCCTGCGGCGCGAAAAAGTACGAAACCCGCAGTTGGTCGACGTCATATCGCGGCCCGATAGCGATTCACGCAGCGGCGGTGACGCCCAGCACAACGCTGAGACATATCTTTCCGCTTGGAGCGTGGAGCTATCATCCCGATTATTCGGCAAAATGCGCATTTATGAAAGATGTGTATCAAGCAATCTTTCCTGAGAAAGTTGCCCAAGGAGAGGGCTTTGAATATCTGGATAAAATGGACAGCCTGCCGCGCGGCGCAATTATAGCGACTGCGGAACTCGTAGAGTGTTGGGAAATACAGCCTTCAAACGGCAGAGGGGTAAATTACAAAGATGTTTTTATTCACAAGAGGGATCTTCAAGGACTGGACGGCTTCACATGGATTGAAGGCAATGAACGTCTTTTCGGTGACTGGACACCAGGGCGCTATGCGTGGGAGTTGCAAAACGTGGTAATGCTCCCGGAGCCAATCCCAGCGAAGGGTGCCCAGGGCCTTTGGAACTGGGAGGGCTAACGATGAAACTGCTATCTTTTTTGGCAGATCCTGCGCTCCGGCGCGAAAACGCCGTGCTACGGGAAAAAATAGGCCTGCTGAACGATTTCGACCAAACACAGAGCAAACGGCTTCTTGTGAGAATCGGAGAGCTTGAAGCCGAACGGACTGAGCTCCGAGCTGAGCGCGACGCGCTGCGGAAGTCGGTAGGCCGCGCCCCGGCGAGATTGTTTTATTGAGGAGATGCGAGGAATGAGTAAGGCGATAGTTGACGTGTGTTGCGGCAGTAAAATGTTTTGGTTTGACAAGAATAATCCAAATGTTGAATTCTGCGACAACCGAACCGTCCCGTATCACGAGTATTATCCTGACCGCTTTATAGAAGTTTCACCTGATACGGTATGTGACTTTACCGCACTCCCATTTGATAGCGAAAGCTTTTATTTGGTTGTTTTTGACCCGCCACACCTTCCGGATGCCGGTGACACTTCGATTATGGCACTTAAATATGGATGCCTTAAGGGTGATTGGAAAACAATGTTGTCAAAGGGATTCAACGAATGTATGCGGGTACTGAAACCGAATGGAACGCTCATTTTTAAATGGAGTGAGATACGAATTCCGTTGTCAGAGATTCTTCCGTTATTCAGCCAAGATCCATTATTCGGAAACCGTTGTCGCAAGAGCGGAAATAAAACTCATTGGTTATGTTTTATGAAAATGCCATCAGGCGAAGCAAATCTCACAGCGGATTATCGGGATGACGCTTATTGTAAGCATCAATGAGTATCTCGTCTATAAATGCGGTAGCTTCTTCCTGAGTCCAGCGGAATGCAATTACATTACCTGACTTAAGAATATCCCACAAATCACCATTACGGCATATGAGGAAACCTTTGTATTCGATGATGTCGTATTCCATAAAATCACCTCGGTAAGAGTGTAAACGAAATTAGAGATTATAACAACAAAAGGCTGGTAATGTGTCCAAAAAGGACACACGGAAAATTGAAAAAGGGATGCGGGGCCGCGTGCCCCGCGTTCCTGCGTTTATGGAGGGATAGTATTTGGCGAAAACAAAAAGACGAACAATAATAACTGCTGGAAGACTCGTTTATGGTGTAGTTTATACGGCAGCCTTTCCTCGGGATGAGGGGCAGCAACGGGCTGCAAAACTCAAAGCCTCAAGCGCTGCGCGCCAGCGCTTAAATCTTAAGCACTCGTGGCAGAAGCTTGAAGTCGTGCTAGCGGCCAACTTTAGCTTTTCGGATTTGTTTCTGACACTAACATATGACGATGAGCATCATCCGCCGTCGACAAGGGAATCCTCGAAGATTATAAAAAAGTTCTTGACGCAGCTTCGGGCTGAGCGCCGGAAGCATGACGACGACTTGAAATATATCTATGTGACCGAGTCAAAGCATGGCGACGGCCGAATCCATCATCACGTTGTAATTAACGGTACCGGCGCCGATTATGAATTGATTCGTGCGCTTTGGGTATATGGTTCGGGTATTGACATTCAGCCGATAAATTCCTACGGATATGAGGAGCTTGCGCGGTATGTTACCAAGGAAGCGCGGGAAACGGGGTCGCCAAACGGAGCTCGAACGTGGGTTCCTTCAAAAGGCCTCATACATCCAAAGGCAGAAAGTGACTGGGTCGATGACAATCTTACGCTTGTAGCTCCGCCCGGCGCGATCATACTTGAAGCGGAGGCACCGACTATAAATTCATTCGGCAGTTACACTTATATTAAGTATCTGCTGCCGGAGGTTCGAAAACGGGTGACTAGGCCTCCCGCGAAGTCAAAAAAGAAAAAGGACGCTTTCTTTTCAGACTTGGAGCATACTATATCTTTTGAAAAAGGCTAGAGAAATCAACGAAAGGCGGTGAAAGGACTTGCAAGTTGAAACAAAAAGTGCTAAAGTATACGTAAGGGACGGATTTATCGTCTGCCCTGTATGCCAGGCAAAGCTAAGGCGACTGCTACCGACCACGTCAGGACGGGATCTCGTCGAGTATTGCCACAAGTGCAAGATTGAATTTATCGTGAATATCGAAGCGAGCCCGAGCCTTACGGCCAGTGCCGCTGCTGTTGAGTCCATCGAGACCTAAGCAAATCCGAGTTGTCGGATGCTTAGGTCTTTTTTGTTTTATCTGGAGGTGAGTGACTTGCAACTGCGATTGTGCAGCCGATGCGGCCGCTCAACACCAAACCGTCCAGCGGTGTGCGATCAGTGCCTCACAAAGCAGCCCGAGCGTAAGCGAGAGGCGAATCGTTATTACGATACCAAGCATCGCGATAAGAGAGCGGATGAGTTCTATCACGGTAAGGAGTGGAAGATCTCACGATTAGCGTACCTGCTAAGCATCGATTATCTCTGCGAAGACTGTGTTGAGGAGTTCAAGCGCGGTGAGCGCCGCGAAGAAGACATTCAGCTGGCTACTGACGTTCACCACAAAGAACCGATAGAAACTAACTGGGAACGCCGGCTTGATCAGACGAACTACCGAGGCCTTTGCGATTGTCACCACAAGCGCCGACGCGTCAGGATAATGACCCGGGGGGGTACCGAAGATTCTACGGGATCTTCGGCGTCAACACCGCAGCAGCTACACAGCACAGCAAAAACTCCCCAATGAGGGGAAACGCAGGAGAGGGCAAGGCTGAGGCGAAAGTACGGCCGGAAATGGCAATTCTCTTTTTCATCCGTCGGGCGCGTTATGCGTTTAATTCAAACAGGCGCGTTGGTTTGATTCGGGCACGCCTGACGCGCGAGGCAAAAATACCGCAAAAATAAACGTTATTTTTCGGCCGACAATGGCCATAGATTGCCGATTGGCTGACGTGCGCAAAGTCGCTACACCCAAGGATTTAGGCACCGTTAGGTTTGGGTTGAAGGTGAACGGCCAGAGAGGTCATAACTCTTGAACTGACGACGGCCCGGAGAGACGGGCACATGCTGCTAAGGGCGGCAGGGCTCTGCGGTCTCCTCTCAGAGCTTTGCCAGGGAAGGATCGCGGCCGGCGGAGGAAAAGTTACGACGGCCCGGAACATTGAAAAAATGACCGGAAAAGTGCAATCCGCGGGAGGAGCTGCGTTGGGGCCGCAGCTCTAGGGACAGCAGCAATTTAGCCTGGCGCCGGCGCCATAGTCGGCCCGATAACGGAAAGGAGGCAGCGTGATGCCGACACAGAAAGAGCCTATTGATCTGACGCTCTATAAGGGGCGAAAGCATCTGACAAAGGAAGAAGTAGCGGAACGACGCGCGACGGAGATCCACGCGCCTTCCGACAACATCGAGCCTCCAAAATTTCTTAACGCAAAGCAGAAGGCAGAATTCGAACGCCTGGCAGATGAGCTCAAGCCTCTCGATATCGTGTCCAATTTGGACACAGGAGAGCTCGCCCGGTATTGCGTGGCCCTCTCGCTTTATGAACGCTACACAAAACGTCTGCACCAAGCGCCAAAAAAGAAGGCCGCGCGCCTTCGTCGGGAGGCAAAAGAAGCCGGGACTCCGATTTCCGATGATATGACCGACGACGAACTGGCGCTTGACCTGGAAACAGATCTCGCCAAGCTCCAGGACAAATATTTCCAGCAGTGCGAGACTACCGCCCGCGCTCTGGGACTCAGTGTAACAAGCCGCTGCCGGCTGGTTATCCCAAAGGCGCCGCCGGACACAAGAACTAACCGCTTCGGGAAGTTTGAGAGAGGTGCGCAGACGGGATGAGCGCCAAGGTCGTAAAAGAACCAGACAGAGCGACGGCCTACGCGGAAAAAGTCGCTTCTGGCGATGTTATCGCGGGTCTTCCCCATATCCAGGCGTGTCAGCGGCATTTAAAGGATCTTTCACGCCAGGGCACAAAGGACTTTCCTTTCGTATGGAAGCCTGAGCGCGGCGAGGACATTCTGAACTTCGCGGAAACGCTGACCATTGTCGAGGGCCGCGAGCCCAAGCCCGTGAAGCTTTACGACTGCCAGTGTTTTGATTTGGGCGTGCCAATGGGCTGGGTAAGTCCGGACGGAAACAGGCGTTTTCGGCGCAAATACAAGTCCGTCGCCAAGCAGAACGGCAAGACCTTTGAAAACGGCATTATCGGCCCATATCTCGCGGCCTTCGGCGGCTACCGCTTCGGGAAGCTCGTAACGGTCGCGACCTCAAAAAAACAGGCGCGGCTTGCATGGGAGGAAATGAGCCGCTTTATCATCGCGGATGAGGATCTGCAGGACTATTTCGACATCAAGGACTACAAGTCTCTCATAACCGCGGTCAATACCGGATGTACTATCGAGGCCCTCTCCCAGGAGGCGGGGCTCGAAGAAGGTTTCCGCAGCATCTTTGCTTCAGTCGACGAAATCCACCAGCACAAGACCAATCAGATATACAAGAAAATCTACAACGGACAGCGCTCGCTTGCTGAAGCACTGATTTCGATGATTACGACGCGCGGCGACGAGCTGAACACCTTCTGCTACGAATTCGACAGCATGTGTCTCGCAGTGCTCGCGGGCGGCCTCTCCGCGGAGGATCTGTTTGCCGATATATATAGCCTGGACGAAAATGACAACATTTTTGATCCAAGGCACTTTCTAAAAACCAATCCCGTTCTCTGCTCTACCGAGTGGGGTATGGAGACTATGCTCTCCGATGCGAAAACGGCGGAGACGATGGGCGGGGCGGATCTCGCGGACTTTATCGTCAAGTGCCAGAACCGCTGGCTTGAAAACAAGAATCTGCAGTTTGCGACCTCGGCAATGCTTACAAAAAGCCGCGTCGAGCGTGGTATTTCTCTTTACGCGGGGCAGCCGGCCTATGTCGGCATCGACCTCTCCTCAGGCGGCGACCTGACGACCATTTCGCTGGAATTCGAGGAACCGAACGACGCGTTCTACACATGGAGCATGAGCTTCATGCCACGCGGCCGTCTCAGCGAGCATATTAAGTCGGACACGGCCCCATATGATCTGTGGGAGCAGGCGGCGCTCATCCGCGTGACCGGCGGCGAGAGTGATTTCAAAAATGACTACAGTTTTATTATCGAGGAGCTTAAGCGCATCATAACCGAATACAACGTGACGCTTCTCGGTATCGGATATGACCCGCACAACGCGGACGTCTTTCTGAAAGACCTTGAATGCTTCGGCGTTCCTCTGCTGGAAATTACTCAAAGCGCCCGCTTTTTAAGCCAGGGCACCGAGGATGTACAGCTGCTGATGGAGAGCGGCAAATACCATTTTGACAAGGCAAATGAGCTTCTGTATTTGAGTTTTCGGAACGCGAAAATCGTGCGAAACAGCTTCAAAGAAATTAAGGTCGACAAAAACCCGCTGGCCCGGACGAAGCGCATCGACCCTGTGGACGCCTGCATAAACGCGCACATCGCGAGGATGAAACTGGCGGAGCCTGGACTCGACCTCAACAAAGCTATGGAAGACTATCTCGCGAAAATGGGATGGTCGGAGAAAAAGGAGTGACCGTGTGAAAGAAACGATAAAAGGGTACCTGGTCGACGCACTACTTATTGCGGGCTGGGCGATGATCTCTTTCGGAGTCAGTGAAATAAACCTATCTGCAGGGCTTATCGTGTCCGGTGCTCTGCTTATCACGGGAGGTGTTCTTTTGGGAAGGGGGATTAAGACTTGATTTTTGATAAAAGTTTCCGCCCGCGCGAGCCGACTGCGAAAAGCGCGACTTCAACAACCTCGACGCAAACAGCCTCAGTCGCAAAATTTCTTGAATTTCTCGGTCTTGAAGGCTTCGACGCCAGAGCGACCGGCGACGCGACCTATTTTGCCTGTCTCAGGGTTCTGTCTGAAAGCATGGGAAAGCTTCCGCTTAAACTCGTTAAAAAAAGCGAGGATGATGGCACGGTCCAGATGCGAAAGCATCCATACTATGACGCGCTGCGAGTGCGGCCGAATCCGTTTGTCACATCGACGGGCTTCAACACCTCGATGGAGCTTGCGTGCAATGAGTACGGCAACTCGTTCGCGTGGATACAGCCGGACAAAAAAACGGTGAAGATCTGGCAGCTACCGTCAAAGCAGGTTCGAGTGTGGTGGGACAACGCGATGCTGCTCTCCGAGGTTCCTCATATCTGGTACATATGGCACGCGTCAAACGGCAAAACCTACAAGTTTTCCGATGATGAGATCATTCACTTTCAGACCTGGTTCAGTATGGACGGTATTTGCGGGCTACCGGTGCGCGATATTCTGAAGCTGACTATTGACGGTGCGCTGAAGTCTCAAGCAATGCTGAACAAAATGTATGAAAACGGAATGACGGGCAAGGCAGTGCTGCAGTACACGGGGGACATAAACGACGACAAAACAAAGACTTTTGTTGCCGGAATCGAAAGATTCATAGATGGGACGGTCACCGGTGCAAAGTCCTTAATTCCTGTACCGCTGGGGTCGACGATTACTCCGCTGGACATCAAGCTGGCGGACGGGCAGTATCTGGAGCTCCGGAAGTTCACGGCGCTTCAGGTCGCGGCAGCCTTCGGAGTAAAGCCCGATCAGATAAACGATTATTCAAAGAGCTCCTACAGCTCGAGCGAATCCCAGCAGCTGAGTTTTCTTGTTGAGTCGCTACTGTGGCGTATTAAGCGCAACGAAGAGGAACTGTCATACAAGCTGCTGAACCCTGAAGAAAGAGCCAACGGACTGACAGTCGAGTATAACACCGGAGTTCTTCTCCGCGCGGATACAAAAACACAGATTGATGCGCTTAAATCTGCAGTCGATAGCTCAATCTACAGACCGAACGAAGCGAGAAGCTTCCTCGGAATGAGTGCAGATCCTGATGGAAACCGCCTCATATGCGCAAACGGAAGCACTATCCCACTTGCGGATGCGGGAAAACAATACGACAGGAAAGGAGGTAACTAGACGGAATGAACAAAGACGAAATCATAAAATCCGCAGTGATCACGAAGCAGGAAGTCTCGGATGGCGAGCTCGCGCTAATTAACCTCCAGAGCCTGAAGACTCTGACCGCCGAAGAGGTTTTCGTTTTCAAGCTCGCGGCCTGCAACAACCTGGTTGACCGCGACTTCGAACGTTTCACCGACGCGGCCCTTGAAAAGCTCGCAGCGCTTTATGTTGGCAGAACAATGATAAGCGACCACAGCTGGAAAGCATCTCTTCAGACTGCCCGCATTTATGCCGGTTCCGTGGAACCGATGAAAGAGGGCGAAGGAAAGCAGCTTGTCCTTAGAGCCTACATGCTTAGCAGCGATGCGACAAAAGACACGATCGCCGCAATCGAAGGCGGGATACTCCGCGAGGTGAGCATTGCTTGCCGGATTACCAAGGCTGTCTGCAGCATCTGCGGAGTCGACAACCGCGAGGTAATGTGCCAGCACTGGCCCGGCCGCGAATACGACGGGAAAACCTGTCATTTTGACCTGGACGAACCTACAGACGCCTACGAGGTCAGTTTTGTCGCAGTACCCGCACAGCCGGCCGCGGGCGTGACCAAAGCCTACGGCGGAAATGCTCCTGATCCCGAAGAACCCGGAACCACAAGCGAGAAACATGATACGGCGGAGTTTGATTATGAAATCAGGCTCCGGGAAGCAGAAATGAAAAACTTAAGTTTTGAAATGGAGGAAAACAATGAATAAGAAAATGCGCGAAATCTGGCAGAAAATGCAGGGCAAGCTTGCGGAAAGCAAGCAGTTCATCGCCGCCGGAGAAAAAGACAAATTCTCGGCCTGCATGGACGAATATGACGAGCTCGTGAAGGACTTCAACATCGAAAAGCGCCTTTATGCCGCGGAAAAAGCCGAAGTTCCTGATGGTCTGAACGAAGACGCGGACGAAGCCGGAGATCCCGAAGCTAAGTCGAAGAGAGATGCCGACATTAAAGCTTTCGCCGGTTATGTCCGCGCGATGGTCAATAAGGCGTCCACTCCGCAGAACATCACTGTCGGAAACAACGGTGCTCTTATCCCCGAATCGATTGCCAGTATGATTATTAAGCAGGTCAAGCAAATCTGCCCGATTTATGCGAAGGCTACGATGTTCCACAGCAAGGGCAAGCTCAAAGTGCCCGTTTATGGAGACAAGGAGGATGCTGACGGCAATAAGCACAACATCTCTGTTGCCTTCGCAGCTGAGTTTACAGAGCTTACTGCAGACGCCGGCGCTTTCGTTTCCGTCGACCTGGAAGGCTTCCTCGTTGGAGCTCTTGCACTCATCGGTATATCGGTTATCAACAACACCGACATTGATGTTGTAAACTTTATCACGAGTGAAATGTCTACCCGCATCGCATGGTTTATCGAGAGCATCCTGCTTAACGGCGCCGCTGGCTACAACGCGGGTGCTCTCGCTACCACGAACAACCTCAACGGAGGCAGCGTAGATAAAATCACGGCTGACAATCTCATTGATCTGCAGGGAAATGTTCCGCCTCAGCACCAGGCCAACGCCTGCTGGACCATGCATCCCGATACCTTCAAATATGTCCGGAAGATGAAATACGGCGACGGTACCTACATGCTGCAGCCTGACATGACACTGGAATTCCCCTATCGTCTGCTCGGAAAACCGGTTAACCCCTCCGAAAACATGCCGAAAATGGGCAACGGAACTAAACCCGTGCTTTACGGTGATTATTCCGGCCTCGGCGTCAACATGCCAGAGGACATCAGTATTCAGGTTCTTGTTGAAAAATACGCCACTCAGCACGCGATTGGCGTTGTCGGCTGGTTTGAAATCGATTCTGATATCATCGACCCGAATAAGCTGGCTACGCTCACTATGTCCGTCTAAGGGGGCACCGGGATGTATAACACAAAAAACTATACGGAGCAGGGCGGGGACGTGACGCACATCGGTGGAACTCTCGTCATTGACGAGGGAGGAGAAGTTATCGGACTGCCCCTTGCCTCGGCTGCCGCCTCCGGCGGCGTTAAGGCTTCCGAGAAGGCTGAGACGGATACGCAGGAAGTCAAAATCGACCCTGCGACCGGCAAGCTCTACGTTCCGGCGAATCCCGCAGCGGCAACCGATGCGGTTGAAGGGCTTGTCCTTAAAGCCGCGAATGTTCCCGAGGCGGCAGGCGAGTCGCCGACGGCCGCTGAGTTCAAGGCGCTGTTGGATGCGCTTATCGCATCCGGTGCGATGGCTGCGGCTATATAAGCCGATAAACTGAAACCTGAAGGAGGATGATGCTCATGGCTGATCCAATTATCACGGTCGCGGAGGCGCGGGCCTACGCACACGATAACGAGTCCACGGACGCGGAAATGGCGGAGTTCGTCGCATTGGCGGAAAGCTTTATGACGGGCGCTATAGGTACATATGACGCAACCGACCCGCGGGCGCGGCATCTGGCGAAGCTGCTCGTCTGCGATTTTGATAATGTCCGCTCAACGACAGCAAAGGACACGAACACCCGGGCGCTGCTCGTCCAGAGCCTCATCCTCCAGCTGCAGATCGAAGCAAATGTGTCCAATTTGGACACAAGCGGAACGGAAGGGGGCGCGGCAGGTGCTTGACGCTAAAATGACGGTCCTATCGCTCGAGAGCGAGAGTGACGCAAATGGCAACATCACCTACGGCTGGCTGCCGTACCATGACACCTGGGGCACCTACGAGCTGAAGCAGATGCGCAACATTTTTTCCGCGGTGGCGCTGGGCGCCCGCACGGTGGAGCTGACTCTGCGGAAGCAGCCTATATCTCTTGACAACTCGATATTCCGCGGCGAGCGGCAGCTTTATATCACGCAAATCGACGACACGGCGGATCCTCACTTCACGACGGTGACCGCGGCTCTCTTAGATCCTGTCAGCTGCACGGCTGAAATTGAGAGCTTTGAGAAAAACGAGCTCAACCGGATTGTTTCGAGCGGCTTCAGGACAATCATCTTCCCGGCATGGCTTACCGAAAAGTATCTCGGCCGCACGCAGGCGGAGCCTCAGGTCGTGCTTGACATGATGTATGTTCTGATAACTCCGAAGGCTATCAAGCTTGCCGCGGGCGAGCTAGTGACGGTCGAGGGGAAGACCTACACGGTTTATGTCGCGCATACACTGGACGGCCATAAAAATGAGTACGAAATCAGCAGGAAGGACGAAGCGTAAAAACAGCCCCTAATCGGAGCTGTTCATGTCGGCGTTTATTAGTTTTGTAACGTAAGCGTTAAGCGATGGATAGCCTTTTTCTTTGGCATATCCAGCAATCACATCTTTCTGCCCCTTGGGAACGCGAATAGGCAATTGGTCGTAGGCCTTAGCATTGTATTTGTTTTTGCTTGTCGAGGAAGTCTTGCTCATCGTCTCATCACCTCAAGCAACAGTCTAGCATAATAATTATACTGTTACAAGTATGCGCATTTAACAAAAATACTGCTATAAGTATGGCAATCCTGCTAGTATACATACTGTTATAAGTATGCTATAATCTGAGTATGGAGATTTAATCTCAAAATACGAGGAGGAACGGCATTATGACAGCAGCAAGGGAATTGTTTTATGAGACAGTAACGGAAATAAAAAACAGGGGCTTAGGAGATTTAGGCACGGCAAAAATCTTAGCTAAGCGCTTCGGGCTGGACCTCGATGAGGCCTATTTTATGATTACCGGCAATGAGCTGTTCGGCTCGGTACCGTCCGAGCTGAAAGAACTCGGACAGTGGGTGGTCTGGAAGAGCATCCGTAAACCTTACGGTCTAGCTAAGGTCCCGTTTTCCGCTTTCGGCGGCTGCGCCAAAACAACGGACCCTGAAACATGGAGCAGCTTTGATGAGGCTGTTCGTGCATACGCAAAGGGCGACTATGACGGCATAGGCTTTGTTTTTGCTCCGGACGGCGGCTATGTGGGCATCGATATTGACGATTGCTTAAGCGAGGACGGCGGGATTTCGTCAGAAGCGGCAAAAATCGTGTACGACATGAAATCTTACACTGAAATCAGTCCATCGGGACTGGGACTGCATATCATCATCAAGGGCAAAAAATCAACGGAAAAATGCAAGAACAATATCGTTGAAATCTATGAAAAGTCACGGTATTTTTGCTTCACCGGCAACGCATACAATTCCGTCTCCGTAATCGAACCCCGTCAGACGGCTCTTGACGCCCTGTGTGCGTCACTTTGAAAAACAGACATTTAGACGGAGGTGCAACAATGCAAAGCGTAGACATGACTAAGCTGAAGCGCTTAGATGGTGACTTCGAACACGTTCTGAGGGAAATTCCTGGTGCTCGCATGAAAATGCACGAGCGCATCGGAATTGCGGTCAGAAATGAGGTCAGCGCACAAATCAACGTGTCCGGACTGGACGACAGCCGAGGTAAAATTAAAAACTGGCAGGAGCATTTCGTCGGCTCGCTTGGCGGATACGCGGCAATCAGAGCTGTCCGGGGCCTTGGGCCGAGCGGATATAACGACAGCCCGGGAGCAATTACCAATTACCTCGAAAACGGACACCGGATAAGACCTCCGGGGCAAGGCAAGCGAAGCCGAGTTACACATTCTTACGTCAATGGTTATCACTTTTATGAGGCGGCTAGGGAAACGGCGGACGCCATTGCCTATGCCGAAGCGGAAAAGTATGCCGACGAAATAGCTGATATGCTGGAAGGGTAGAACATGATTGCCGTTAAAGACATTACGGATGAAATCAACCGGCTTATGGTCGCAGCGTTTCCTTCGGCTCAAGCGCATATAAACGCCTGCTCCGCGGGTTTTGATCGCCCGGCGTATCTGATACGCTGCACAAAGTTTGACCGAACTGACGCGAACCGCCGGACAGTTTCTGTTTCAGCCGGGATGGAAATTGTCTACATACCGGAACTCAACAAAGACCAGATCGTCGACGGAGACGTGCTTTCTGCGGCTCAGGACACGATTATCAGTATTTTCGCTGCAGGCTACATCAAGGTCGGTGACAGGTGCCTGAAGATCAGGAGCACGCCAGGTAAGCCGGAGACAGACGCAACAATTATCACAATCCAGATGGATTATTACGACGACCGCCCGGCGCCGGCAGATAATACGCCGCTGATGGGCTCGGTCACTAACACAACAACACTCAAGGAGGGTTAACATGGGTGGACTCCCAAATATCAACATCAGCTTCACGACAGCCGCCTCTACGGCCGTCGCGCGGAGCGAAAAGGGCATCGTCGCGATCATTCTGAAGGACGCGGCCGCGAACGGCGTCCATATCCTCACAAACGCGACCCAAATCCCAGCGGCGCTCGGCGCCGACAATAAGGCTTACATTGCGCGCGCGTTCCCGGGCTACGTCAATCCGCCCCGCAAGGTCATAGTTTACGTCGAGCCCGCGGCCGCGGAAAATCTCACCGAGGGTCTTGCGGCGCTGTCGACGCAGGTTTTTGACTATCTCGTCGGACCGCCCGACGTATCTGTGGCGGAATGTACGGCGGTGGAAGCCTGGATAACGGCGCAGCGTGCACTCGGAGCTGTTCCGAAGGCTGTCCTGCCGAACACTGAGTCCGACAGCGAGGCGATCATCAATTTCGCCGCTTCCGGAATCATGGTGGGCGCGACGGAATACACTGCGGCCGAGTACTGCTCCCGCATCGCCGGTCTGATCGCCGGAACGCCGTTCCGCATTTCCTGCACCTACGCGCCGCTGACAGAGGTTACGGATATCGACCGTCTGACAAAGGCGGAAATGGATACGGCAATCGATGCCGGCAAGCTCATACTTTACTACGACGGTGAAAAAGTGAAGGTTGCGAGAGGCGTGAACAGCCTTACGACGCTCACGGCCGCAAAAGGCGCCGCTTTCCAGAAGATCAAGATTGTCGAAGCCGTGGATCTCATCACGCACGACATCAAGCTGATTACTCAGGACGGCTATATCGGCAAGTACGCCAACACCTACGACAACAAATGCGTGCTGCTCGCCGCGATCAAGGACTATTTTAAGGGCCTTGAGAACAGCGACATCCTCAAAAAGGACGCGAGCACGGTCGGCATCGACATTGAGGCGCAGGAGGCCTGGCTTCAGGCCGCCGGAACGGTCACCAGCGATATGACCGAGGCGGAGATCAAGGCGGCCAATACGGGCTCGCAGGTGTTCCTGAAGGCGACGCTGTCAATCCTGGACGCTATCGAGGACATCGCCCTCGATATCACGATTTAAGGAGGCTGCAAAATGGATAACTCAACAAGACTCATGAATGGAACCTGGGGCGAGGTTTGGCTCGACGGCGAGCTCGTCTCCGAGGCTTACGGCCTGCAGGCCAAAGTCAGCGTAAACAAGGAGGACGTCAAGCTTTGCCGCCAGATGGCTGTCGACAAGAAAATGACGGGAACCTCCATGACGGGAAGCCTGAAGCTCTACAAGGTCAACTCTCGCATGGCTCTCGCGATCGGCGCCAAGCTGCGCGCTGGGCGGGATCCCCGCTTCACCGTTATTTCGAAGTTGGACGACCCGGACGCCTACGGCGCGGAGCGCATTACGCTCTATAACGTCTCCTTCGACGACCTGACGCTGGCGGACTGGGAAGCATCAGTCAATGGCAAGGTCGAGGCTCCGTTCACGTTCACGGACTTCGAGTTTCTTGACACTGTGGAGGCATGAGCATGGACGAAAAGAAAGAAAGCACCGTTAATGTTCTTGACCTTCTTCTTCGCGCCGAGATCCCGAACCTGCCCGAAAAGCAGGTCAAGCAGAAACGGCTCAGCGAGCTGTGCGGAGCGCCCGTTATCTTCAAGCTGCGGGGGCTGCCTTACAACCGCGCCGCGGAACTGCAGAGCGATATGTCGGAGGACAACAACGTCCATATCGTGCTGGCGGGCGTCGTTGAGCCGAATCTGAAGGCTCCGGAGCTGCTGGAAAAGTACAAGGTACCTACGCCTGCGGAGCTCGTCAAAAAAATGTTTCTGCCCGGCGAGATCGTCGATCTCTCGCGCACGATCGAAAAACTCTCAGGCTACCGCATCGATACGATCGAAGACGTTAAAAAAAAATAGATAACGACCCCGAGACGCAGCTCATGTACTACCTTTTTACACAGCATGGGCTCCTGCCGGGAGACTATTACAGACTTCCGGCAGGGGACAAGGTCGTTATAAGAGCATTCTGGGAGACGTTCATGGGAGTTCTGTCCCGAGAGCGTCGAAAAAGGGGCAATCCGCGCTATGATAAAAGAGCGATTAAGCTGAGGAGGTAGGCTATGGGCAAAGACGTATCTATCGTCATAACCGGTAAAGACAATTTTACACAGGCCGTTACCACCATGCGGAATGCAAACCAAAGCTTTAATAAGGATTTGACAGGTCTGCAGACGAAGCTCGACACGCTTAATCGTACGAAAATAAGCCTTAAGGTCGATGTTTCGAAGGCTCAGAGTGAGCTCAAGGCGGCGGAAAAGCAGTTCATGAAGACCGGCGACGCTGCAGACAAGCTGAAGCTTGAAATGGCAAACCAAAATTACGAAAACGCGAACCGCAATCTCAAGCTCGTATCCAGCAACGCCAAACAAGCGGAAAAAGATATGACTTCGCTGACCAGCACCGTCAGCAAGTCAGAAAACCGCGCCGGCATCTCCGGGAACAGCGGCATTCTGAATACGCTAGCATCGTCGGGTGCTGCGGCTTTCCTCGGAAACGCAGCGAGCCAGATTGCAAACTCCTATGTCGGCAGCGCCTATGGCGACGAGGCGGGGACTATGTTTGGCAGCACACTTGCAGGCGCGGGAACCGGCGCGGGTCTGGGCCTTATGATAGGCGGACCCGTCGGTGCCGCAGTCGGCGCTGCGGTCGGCGGACTTGTCGGTGCGATTCAGGGGCTGGCCGAAGTCGAAAAGAAAAAGGACGACTCCTTTAAGGAGTATTACAAGGGCGTTTATGACACTGTAACCGGCGAGCAGGCTGATTCGCTCACAAACGGATCCTCCATAGCTGCGAGCCGTGAAACAACGAAGCTATCGTTTAAGACTCTGCTCGGAAGCGACGAAGCGTCCTCTGAATATGTCAATGAGCTGAAAACTATGTCAGCCAAGACGCCGTTTGAATTACCTGATTTGACCGCAATCGGCAAAACACTACTTGCCTATCGTTACTCAGCGGACGGCTCGCTTGAAACAATGAACGCGATAGGAGAGGCAGGCTCCGCGATGGATCTCGACGCGAGCTCCATGAAGGACATGGCCACTTACATGGGGCGCATGAACGTCACCGGCAAGACGACCATGGAATACCTGAACCCGCTTATGGAGCGCGGCATCGATATATACGCGGCACTTTCCAGGCTTCCGAGCGTGACGGGCAAAACGAACGAGCAGATTCAGGAAATGGTCACAAAGGGGCTTATTCCCGGCGCGGACGCCGCGAAAGCTATCTCCGACTATATGGCCGAGACCTATTCCGGCAGCATGGAAGCGCAGTCCAAGACCTTCGCGGGGCTTACCAGCACGCTGACGGACGCAAAAAACGAGCTCGACAACGCCATGGGCGAGGGCTATAACGGAATCCGCAAGGTCGGTATGCAGAACGAGATTGACGCGTTAACCGGTGACACGGGTATCGCAATGCAGGACGCCTATAACAAGATCGGTCAATACAAGGCTTCGCTCGAAAACCAGAAGGCGCAGCTCGAAAATGACGCACTCCAGTCGGTCATGTCAGGAATTGTCACCGACAGCTACGCAGATTCCAAGCAGCTCAATGCTCTGCAGGAGGCGGCGCAGGCCTATAAGCTCGCAAAAGCCGACTATTACGACGCAAGCAAAATGGACGACATGACGGGGATGCAGGAGGCCGGTGCTGCAATGGGCAACGCTCTCATGGAAGCTCAGGCCATAGCTGCAAATGAGTACAACGGCTCAGAGGGCGCTCAATTGATGCTTGATAGCGAAATATCATTGGCTAACAGCATCAAAGACGATAGCTCTTCCGACAACGCTTTCTATGGAGCGGGTTACAAAAAAGGGCAGGCATTTTCAAAAGGTCTTGCATCTGGAGGCTCTGGGACATTCTCTGTTTCCGTTACCGGAATAAAAAATTCGGACATTTTCACTTATGGAAAAGCGTTTGGAATGAGTTATGTCCCCTACGACAATTACCCCGCCATGCTTCACGAAGGTGAGCGCGTTCTAACGGCCTCGGAGGCGCGGGGCTACGGCGGAGGTTCTGCCAGTGTGAAAATCACTGGAAACAGCTTCGTAATCCGCGAAGAGGCGGACATTGACAAAGTTGCAAGCGCATTGGTTGCAAAAATCAGAAAGGCTCAGATGCTCGCGGTACCGGGCTGATTAGGAGGGTGTTATGAAGTTTATTCTATTTGATCCTGCCGCAGCCGATGTGATGGTGCTGCCGATTACTCCTCCGAGCTTCGAAGTCTCTCACGGAATAAGAATTGAAACTATCAACATTCATTCGCTGGGCGACGTCGCGCTGGCCGGTTACGGCACGCTGCCGCCGATCAAGATTGATGAATGCATGTTCCCGGCGAAGGATTATCCGTTTAATCAGCCGGGTACCTACCTTGATCCTTACAGTTACATCCGGAAACTTGAAGCATGGTGCGATGCCCGTACCGTACTGCGGTTTGTAATTCCCGGCACATCGGTAAACTCCCCCGTGCTTATTGAGGATATTACCTACGGCGAGAGGGACGGAACGGGTGATGTCTATGCAACTATTTCCCTTCACGGCTATCGTCTGCTTGCCGCCGTTCAGACTCAGAGCGCCGGTACCGAAAATCTTGCGCGCTTGTCTGCGGCTGCTTCGCCAGTTACGGCCAATACATACACGGTTAAATCGGGCGACACGCTTTCGGCGATCGCCCGTAAGTTCTACGGAAACGCAGCTCTTTACCCAAAACTGGCAATCTATAACGGCATTAAAAACGCGAACATAATCTCTGTCGGGCAAGTCATCAAAATCCCCGATAAGAGCCTGCTGTGAGGTGAGGCGATGCAAGAGCTCTTTATAACGAGTCCGGAAGCGGGCTCCGGAGACGTGATGCAGCTCGTCCCGACAGTGACATGGTCCGGCGACTACAAACAATGTGCCAGAACGCTGGAGTTTGGGCTGCTGTCCTCTGCAACAGATAAGGCTATACCAACGGTATCCTGCCCTCTGGGAAGCGCAGCGCTCTTCAGAGACGCGGGAAATGCGCTTTTCGAGGGCTTTATCTTCAGCCGGCAGAAAGCTACCTCTGACAGCGTGATAGATCTCACGGCCTTTGACCGCGGAATTTACGTCAAGCGCAACGAGGGAGTTTACAAGTTTACTAATATGACGCCCGAGGCGATTACGGCGCGTGTATGCGCGGACTATGGCATCGAAGTTGGCGAACTCGCAGTGACAGGCGTGCAGATCTCCCGCAACTTTATTGGGGTATCTCTCCATAAAATCATCCAGACCGCCTACACGCTGGCGGCCGAAACCACCAAAGAAGCTTATCAAATACGCTTTGTGGGAAAAAAGCTCTCGGTTATCAAAAAAGGCGTTAACACCGACACGGTGATTATCAAAGGCGGAAGTAACCTTATGTCCTGCTCGACCACGGAGAGCATCGAGGACATGATTAACCAGGTCGTTATCTATGACTCGGAAGATAAGCCGGTCGGAACGCAGTCCGACGGGAGCCTTATCAAGCTCTACGGCCTGCTACAGAGCTATCTCAAGCAGACGAAGGATGAGGACGCTACCGAGAAGGCAAAAAAGCTGCTCGAGGATAACGGCGTTAGCCAGAAGATCACTGTGGAGAACATCGGCGACGTGAGATGCGTCACGGGAAACTCCGTCATTGTGCAGGAGCCCTACACGGGCGTTCACGGGCTGTTTTACATCGACGGTGACACTCACACATGGAAGAACGGCCAGTATTACAACAAGCTCGTCCTGAACTTTAAGCGAATCATGGATGAGCAGGAAGCGGGCTCAATCCCGAAATGAGGTAAATATGGAAGGCAATCCATTTGCGGAACTGGCGGAAATGCTCCCGGAGCAGCAAGGCAAAAAGTCCGGCAGCAATACCGGAAAGCTGATAATGCGCATGGGCACGGTGCTGACTGTGACGCCGCTGACGGTCGACGTCGGCGGTATTACGGCATCAGGAAACGAGCTGCGCGTTAACTCCGCCATGCTCGAGCATACGGAAACGGTCGTGCCGTCGGGCGAAACGCCGCCCGGCTTCGAAGCGAGTGTTACTCCGGTGCTCTCGGTCGGCGACACGGTGCTGGTGCTGACCGAAGACGACCAGCTGTTTTATATTTCGTGTAAGGTGGTGAGCGTATGACGCTGTTTCCAAGCATACAACCCGAGGCGACCGAAACGACGCGTTCAACGGCGACGCTTTACCGCGAGGTCAAGTGGGATTTTGAGAACAACGCTCCCGTTTTTAAAAATGGATCTCCGGAAGAGGTGACCGGCAAGGACGCCGTGCTCGTTTGGGCGTGGAAGGCGCTGAATACTCCACGTTTTCAGCTCGAGATATACACCTGGAACTATGGCAACGAAGCTGAAAACCTTATCGGGCAGCCGTTCACGGATGATCTGAAGCAGTCGGAAGCGGTGCGCTACGTCCGAGAGTGCCTGCTCGTCAATCCCTACATCACGGACGTAACTGATATTTCAGTCTCGTTCACGGACGGGACCCTTACCATATCCTGCACCCTCAACACTGTTTACGGGGAGGTAAAAATCAATGTATGAAGACCTGACAGTCGAGCAGATCAAGACTGACATGAAATCGCGGCTTGTGGTGTCCAATTTGGACACACGCGAGGGCAGCTTCATAGACGACATGATCAGCACGGTAGCCTTTAAAATCTGGACCACCTATCAGTCGCTTGACGCCATTGTCCCGATTGCCTATGTCGACGAGACGAGCGGCGCATATATTGACAAGCGCAGCGGCGAGTATGGCATTACTCGCAAAGCCGGAACGAAGGCGACGGTCACACTGACAGTCTCCGGCACGGACGGAACGGTGATTCCCGCCGGCAAGGTGTTTGTCACTGCCGACGGTTACCAGTTTACAGTTGACGCAGCGGCCACCATAGCGATCGGGACGGCTTCCGTTGCCGCTACGGCTGCGGAGATAGGCACCGCCTTTAATGTATCCGCCGGCACGATAACGGGCCAGCTGCAGAACCTGAGCGGAGTGACGTCGGTCACAAACGCGGCCGCGGCTTCCGGAGGTACCGACGCCGAAACGGATGCGGCGCTGGTCGCCAGGCTCTATGCCTTCCTTCAGAACACCGCGACGTCCGGAAATGTCGCGCACTATGAACAGTGGGCGCTCGAGGTCTCCGGCGTGGGAGCTGCAAAGGTTACTCCGACCTGGAACGGTGCCGGCACGGTTAAGGTGCTCATCGTCGGCAGCGACAGAGAGCCTGTCGACGGAACGATTGTTGATAACTGCGCGGCGAATATCGAGGCGAAGCGTCCAATCGGCGCCACGGTGACCGTGGTTAGCGCGGAAGCGCTCGAAATCAACGTAGCGGCGTCTATCACCGTCGACAGCTCAACGACGAAGGCGGCGGTTCAGGCGGCTTTTGCGACGGCCCTGGATGAATACCTGAAGGGCATTGCCTTCAGCAAGTACACGCTCATTTATAACCGCGTGGCGATGATGCTTATGGACATCGACGGCGTTACGGATTATTCGGCGCTCACGGTCAACGGCGGAGCGGCGAATATCTCAATCGCAGACGATGAAGTCCCTGTCCTCGGAACGGTGGTGATCAGCTGATGCCTGAACTTATTGACATGCTCCCGGAGTGCTATAAGGGAAGCGCGCAGGTGGTCGCGCTGCAGGAAGCCTTCCAGCACTGGACAGACGCGCTGCTGGCCGCCCGGGATGACCTTATGGTACAGATGAACGTATCCACGGCAACATGGGGCCTCGTGACCTGGGAAAAAGCGCTGGGGCTCACGACGGACGCCTCCAAGTCAAATGATTACCGCCGGACGCGCATTATGTCGAAGCTCCGCGGGCAGGGGACGACCACGAAGGCGATGATTGAAAACGTCGCCGAGAGCTTTTCCAACGGCGACGTTATTATCGTCGAGTACAATGACGAAAGCCGCTTTGAGGTCAAGTTTGTAGGGACTATGGGAATTCCGCCCAACATGGACGACCTGACGGCCGCAATCGAGGAAATCAAGCCGGCGCACCTAGCGTATTCGTATGTTTACGTCTACAGGACGCACGCGGTTCTCTCGGGCTACACTCACGCGCAGCTCGCGGCCTATACCCACGCGACACTTAGAGAGGGGGATATAACCTGATGGCAACACAGACACCGAATTACGAGCTTTTGAAACCCGCGGAGAATGAAAACTACGACATTTTTGTTCATAACGCTAACATGGACAAGATCGACGCACAGATGAAAACGAATGCGGACGCCGCGGCCGGCGCTATTCCAAAATCGCTGGCGACGGAAGCGAGTCAGTTTCTCTTTTCCTCCGGAGTCGGCGCCTGGGTAGTAAAGACGGTCGCGGAAATCAAGACAGCGCTTGGTTTAAAAAGCGCTGCGTATACTGAAAGCACGGCGTATGCCGCGGCTGCTCACAAGGTCAATCACGCGACGGGCGGTGCGGATGCTCTCACGCCGAGCGATATAGGCGCGGCAAAACGGTTCAGCAAAACCGCGACACTGGCAACCGCAAACTGGGCGGGCGCGGCGGCGCCGTACACCTACGAGCTGACCGACGCCGACATACTCGCAGCGGACACGCCGCACGTCGACCGTGTGACGGGTACCGACGCAGCGGCGGCAGCGCTAATCAATACGGCATGGGGACTGATTGCCGGGTATGCTGTGAAACCGCAAACGTCGGCAGGGAAAATCACGTTCTACGCGTCGGCAAAGCCGGCGGTGGCGCTGCCAATTATGTATGAGGTGGTGAGATAATGAGTCAAGCTTTTACGGGCGGCGGTGGCAGCGGAAAGAAGTTCGCTTGCGGAACAATATTATTATCAAACGCTACGCAAACAATATCTATAACAGGGCTTGGATTCAGACCAGATAGAGTAACGATACAGGCGTTTCGTAACGCAGATGGAAATTTATCAAACAATACAATTTCTGCTCACTATGATAGCGTTAATTCAAATTATTTCTACGTTGCTTTACAAGAAGGAAGTCTGCAAAGCCATGTTGCCAATATAATTTCGACCAATTCAGATGGCTTTACTGCTGCAGCACCAAGCAGCTATCCGTTTGCGGGTTATGAGAGCTGGTTCCCCATTTTATGGACGGCTGAAAAAGATTAAGGAGGACTGTGCAACATGAATAAGTCTATGACACGCGGACAAATGGCCGCTTCAGTCTACACACACACACACCCCCACACACACAAGTAACCTTTGCTGGGGTCACCGGAAGGACGGTGGCTTAGATGGCGCAGTGTTTCACGGGTGGAGGAAAGTCAGCAAAAACTTACGGCTTACCCGACGTCACAACAAGCGAGGGCGTAATTTCCTTTCCATTCGGGGTTGCATGGAAAGATATTATCAGCTTATGGGTGTTTGTCGACTGGTTTGGGACAGCATTCTTCGCGGTGAAACGGAACGGAAAGCTGTTTCGTGCGATAGGTACGGGCATGGATTATTACACGATAGCGGACGACGCGACTTCAGTCGATGTGTATCTTACGGCAGGGCTCTCGATTACAGATCTACAAATCGTCGTGTAGCTAACCGAGAGGCGGTGAGCCTCTGTGGCTAGTTGTTTTGTGGGCGGAGCGGTAAAAAAGAAATTCGCGTGCGGTACGTTTACGCCGGCGTCGGATATCACGTCGCCATATACTATCGGCGGGCTGGGTTTTAATCCGACAGCAGGTATGCTGATACAACAACCTTCATCTACTTCTCAAGCTGACGTATATGCCGGCAACTATATTCAGTTTATCGACAGCCTAAAATCTATAGGAATATGGGGCGGAAATTATGGAACTTCTTACGGCCCGACGATGATAAATGCTACAGCATATCCTTATGGACCGTCATTTGGTGTCGATTCAATCACTTTTTATGCAGCGGTTAGTTACGCATATCAGATTAAAGCTGGTTACACATATATCTGGTTCGCCTGGGCGGACGACTAAAAGGAGGGCGAAAGCCTATGTACATAACAAACGAAACAAACCAATATCCCTGCACGGGGTATATCCCCTCCGGCGACACGGTGCGCTATACGGGAGTTGAAGGAGTGACGCTTCCCGTTACCGGAGCCGTCACGCTTTGCGCAGACGACGGCTTTGAACTCGCAAAGCAGGACACAGGCGGATTTGCTCGGCAGACACTTGAGGACGGCATCCTGACGCTCACAAACGAGCCGGAGCCGGTCCCTGTGCCAGCTCCGGAACCGCTGCCACAGCCGCCGAGCGCTGCTGACATGGCTGAAGCTATGATTGATCTTGACACGAGAGTGTCGATGTTTGAAATGGGGGTGAACTAAATGGCATACACTTGCGCTAAGTACCTGATATCCCAGGGACGCACCGAGGGACTCGCTGAGAAGCTGGACGTGCTTCTGCTCAATGACAGAATATCGAACGAGCAGTACACCGAGCTTATAGGCCTGATGGCAGCATAGGGGAGGGCGATGAATGGCACCGGATATATTGACGGCGGTACTTGCCTTCAGCGGAACACTGCTCGGCTCGGTGAGCGGGATATTGGCCGCTAACCGACTATCAAACTACCGGATCGGGCAGCTGGAACAGAAGGTTGACAAGCATAACTGCCTTATCGACCGTATGTATAAGGTGGAAGGGCGGCTGGAGGAAATCGACGCACTTTACGAGGAAAAGTTCAAGGTCGCTAACCACAGGATTAAAGACCTTGAAGGGTCAGATTAGGAGGCAATCATGAAAATTGCTATAATCGCCGGTCATGCATCGAACACGGCCGGCAAACGTACGCCGCCGATGCTGGCCGATATCGACATAAACGGCGATGGTGTTTACGACATCCTGAAGGGGACACAGTACCGCGAACATTATGCGAATGTCGGAGTTGCGTCCAAATTGGACACCGCGCTGCGGCGCTGCGGCTTTGAGACCTTTAATGTCGGCTGGGACGATGACGATGCGACCAACGATACGCTCGGCGACGACAGCGCCGGTCTCGCAAAGCGTCAGGCTTTGGTTAAGGCGGCATTGTGCGAAATTTCTGTCGCTGTGCATTTCAACGCTGTAGGTGACGGAGCATCCTTTAACAGCGCGACGGGCGTCTGTACCTACATCCATTCGGTGCCGGCGCGTGTGGGTGACAGTGCGGCTCTGGCGGCGCTGGTACAGGCTCAGCTCGCCCAGGGCACGGAGCAGGTCGACAGGGGAGTGCATGCTGACAGGTTCGCCGAGGTCAACTGTCAGGCTATGGGAACAGATGCGTCAATCCTTGTCGAGCTCGCGTTCATGACGAACTGGGAAGAGGCATCGAAGCTGATGGCGAACGAGGCCTTCTGGCTCGAGTGTGCCGAAGAGATCTGCCGCGGCATCTGCGAATATACCGGGGTGCCCTATATCGCAAGAGAGGAGGACGACACGGTGAGATACAAAACTCTAAATGACATTCCAAACGACTACGGCTTGAGAGATGTTGTCAACATTTTGATGGACGCTCAAATTATCAAGGGTGACGGCAGCGATCCGGACGGCAACAACGACGTTATAGATCTGTCTCATGATCAGGTAAGGAGCCTGGTATTCGAGTATCGCGGAGGAGCGTTCGACCGCAAGCTGATTGCTATGGGAATGACTCCCGCGGTGGATGCATGAAGCCGGCAATGTCCAAGGTGATCGCGATTATTATTCTAATCGCCGACGTCATGCTCTCAGCCGCAACGCTCGGGCTCTGCTATCTCGCGATTATCAACAACTACAGCGGCTCTCTGCCGTTCCTGACGGCCCTCATCGGGATGTATCAGGGGGCAACGGGCTATGTGCTCGGCAAGTACATGGACAAATCTAAAGCGGAAAACACCAAGGGCGGCATTATCTACGATACGGCCGTCAATCAGGACCGGGACTGTTAAAAATTAACTGACATTTTGAAAGGTAGGTTTATATGGAAAACTTCAAGGAAATACTTCTCGCGCTAACCTTTGCGCTGGTCTGCATGCTTCTTGCGAATGTCCTGAAGGAGCGAAAGCAGTACATACTCTCGCTGGTGTCCAATTTGGTCCAGAAGGTCGAAACGTCTATACAGGGCTCCGGCATGGGCGCCGAGAAGAAACGGCTCGTCATTGCGCAGCTCGAGGCGATGAACATCAGCGTTACGGTATGGCTCAGCAAGGCTATAGACGAGATTGTCGCCCAGTTGAACGAAAAACGGGCCTGGCTTACGGAGAACGCTAAGGACGGGCTGTCGGGGGCAGGGGATACGGTTAGCAGCAGTACTTCCGGTACATAAGAAAGGTCGGGCGTATGGACCTATACAATGAAGAAATAGCACTTCGCAAGGAAATTTCTGATCTTGAGCGCGAGCTGCGGCGCAAGAGTTACATATCCGGTGGACTTATGGCGTTGATCTTGAACACGGGAAGAAAGCGACTGATCGCGAGAGCGAAAAAGGTTCTCGTTGAAGCCGACGAAGCTTCCAAGAGCGCTTGCTAAATAGAATAACAAAAAGTTGCGCCAACTACAGCGCAACTTTTTTGCTATGATTACGGGTTTTTGTCAACTGAGGCGGTATTGGAATGTGGGTAACGCGATGGGTAGCGCTCAGCGTGCGAAGTGGGTAACAGAGAGGGTAGCAAGAGAAAATTACTAACCACGAGAGCACATTTTGCGTCGAAAGTTGTATTATAATCGGAACATAGTAAAACCCGCAATGCACTGTGTTATCAATGCATTGCGGGTTTCTGGCGGAGAAGGAGGGATTTGAACCCTCGCGCGCTTTTGACACGCCTACTCCCTTAGCAGGGGAGCCCCTTCGGCCTCTTGGGTACTTCTCCATGCCGAAAGACAATATATATGCACCGCGTTTCGAAAAAACATCCCGAAACTCTCTTGTAAGGAAGAATGGCGGAGAGAG